AATAACCGTGTCGTTTTCTACTGTTTCCGCAGTATAAGGAATGTTAGGATTACAAACAATCGCCATTCCGAGATCAGTAATTGCGGCGGGAGCGGCAACGGTATATGTACCGTCAGTACCTTCTGCTCCAAGAACTACAAAGTTTCCGTTTGTTACTGTTGCCGGAGCAACTGCATCATAATAATGTGCGGTTGCAGGAACTCTATCCAAAACAAATAAATTAGCCATTTTATTTCCTCCTTAAAATACAATTATTCTTTTGAGAGATACTTTGTAGCACTCCCATAATAACTTTCATTAGTTGATTTTTCGACTTCCGCCGAAAGTTTTGACGTAAATTTTTCAGGCTTTTTAGCTTTCGCAACTTCTTTAGAATGCTTAACTTTGCCTTCGAGCGCAAATAATTTTTCTCTTAAATCTTCAAGTTCATAATCCATTGCATTTTCTTTGATAGTTTCAAACTCTTCGTTTTCGGCTAAAACCTCTGCGAACTCTTCGATAATTTCATCTACTTCTGCTTGTTTAATATCTGTTTCTACGCCATTTTTATAAGACTGTAGTTCAGCGATAGATGATTCCATTTCTGCAAGTTTATTCTGCATTTCTGCAAAATCAGCTTCCATCTGTCCTCTTTCGGACATTACCTTATCATATTCTTCCTGCGTAAGCGCAGTTTTGATAAGCTTTTCAAATTCTCCATTGATTGTTGCGGAAATAGCCTCTTCGTCAAACGAATAGCTAAATCTTCCGTAATCACATTCATAATTGTCAACTGTCCAAGTGCTTCTTTCAACCATTGCGTATGTTTCGTCGAAGTCGTCAAGCCAATAATATGTCTCGCTTATAACCTCGTCTTCTTCACCTTTTACCACAATCGGATCAAGAGCATTTTCAATTGCACAACGTTTTTGTTTATAAGTTGTCGCAAAACTCTCCAATACTTTATCCTCCGTTTCGTTTTCGCTTGTAGCGAAATTTTCTATATCTAAATTGATGTCTTCTACAACTTCAATGTTTTCTTTTTTGATAAACTGAGTCTTCATTTCTGAAAGTAACTCGTTATATCTAAGTTTGAAATCATCATTCATATTGAATTTATCAACAACGACTGAACTTGATTCGAAACAAGGTTCGACATTGTCTGAGCCTTTATTACCGCTTTCGTCAACGTCTCTTCCAAGCAAACAAAGCGCAGAATACTCAAATTTATTTATTTTAAAGTAGCCGTTTTCCCCGTCTTCAACCTCAAAGACATTAACTTCCATCGATTGATTCGCTCCGTCATCAATAACTTTTTGAACCTGTTCGGGGAATCTGCCATACCAAAGAATAACGTCGGCTTTTAAATATTTATGTTTAACGCCATTTTCTTCAATCTCAACAAACTCAGCATTATGATTTTCTCTGACTACACCATATGGGATAGTATTATCTTTAAGAACCAAATCATTCCCATTCCATTCCACGGTTACGTCGTGTCCACCAAAATTTTGTTTTGTTTCAATCCAATGTCCAACAACAGGAATAAGACTAAGAGACGGCATTGCATCAATAAATGCTTCCTCTGGAATATCTGATTTATTTCTATTTTTATCAGTATAGGCAATTAATGCCGTACCTGCAACAAATTCAGAGTTTGCAACCTTTTCAAAGTCTTTATTGAATGTTACTTTTAAATTTGGATGTATCATTCGCGTTCCTCCTTTCCCAATAGAATTTTACTTTTATTCTAAAAATACAACTTATTAGATAGCAATATATATTGCTTCTGATATTTATTAAGATAGCTCTCTTTATTATTAAGAAACACGGCAAACACGTGTTTATCAGCAATATCGAAAGGCTCTCTATCAGCTTTTGTGAATCCGGCAGATTCCATATCTTTCGCTACGTCTGCCGAAAGTACATAAATGAATTTCATCTTATTTTCCTTCTTTTCTTCTTATTACCGATAACCTTTCTCGATGTTTGTGCTATCAGCAGAATCTTCTGGGTCTTTTTCTGGCGCACCTCCACTACTTGCTTCCGCTGGTATTTGGCTTGCATTGAGTTTTGGTGGCAACATAGCATCCATATCTAATGTAGTCTCTGTTTTTGCTAAATTAATCATATCAAAAGGTTCGATTCCGGCAGATGCTACAAATAGACTTCTACTTCCTCCAGAAAGCAAATCAGTACGATAATTTTCGTGCCATTTTTGCCTGTTGAATATATTAATTTGTAAAAATTTAACTTTACATCCTTTACCACGAAGTATATAGTTTACGAAATTCTCGAAAAAATACATAAGTGGATACATGCGTACAGCATCTGCCTCTGTAGAATATTGCAATCCTAATGTACTACTCGCATTAAACACGCTTTCGCTTATTCCGCTATCTTGGACAACTACTTTTGTTGAATGCTCAACAAGGTTGATGCTTGCGGTTTGTGCTGTATCAAGCGTGATTCCTTCTGTTTCAAACGGGTTTGTAAGTGGAGCTACGTTTGATGGAAGATGTTCTTTTGCGCTGTTATGATATACTTCAATTACTTCTTTTGGCATTATTGGTAGTCCGCTTGCCGGATCAGTAGGTACTTTCATATGGATTAGTTTGATGTTCTGCTGTTTAGCGTATTCATCCATATAATCTTTATCGGATTCAAGATTATTTAAGTCCTCGAAAAGAGGGGCGAGATATGGATAATCATGATAAGTCTTACGCATATGTGCAAATATAGCAAATCCGTTTTTACTTACTAAATACAGGTATGTAGGAACAATTACTCCATCAATTGTTTTATCTTTTTTCTTAGCTCGTTTTCCACCAAGGCTAATCCAATCTTCATAATATTCCTGAATCTCGATTGGGAATTCACACAATTTCATCGGATCAATTAGCGACACGTTGACGTAATATCTCCACAAATTAGATTCGTCAATCTGCGCGAGTTGGCAAATAGAAGAATCAACTTCGGTTATGATACTGTTTCCATCAGCGGTAGAACTGTTATAAAAATACATCTCTCCGTTCGCCAAAACACGCTTTAGCATGTACGGAAAGACGGTTTTTAAATTAAGCTTTGAAACTGTTTTTGCAGAATCATAGTATCTACTTTCGAGAGTTGATTTTTTCACTTTAGTTTGCGAATCGCTATATAATACATAATCCCAAGTTATCAGATTAGATAAATAGTCCAAAAAATTTCCATACATTGCAGAATTATACAGCAAATAATTCGAATATTCTTGAATCTGTTTATATTGAACAAATGGATTTGAAAGTGCGGCGTTTAAACTTGCAATGGTTGGTTTTGTAGACGTTGTGCTTCGCGGTGTTCCAGTCCACATAGCTTGTAAATTGCTACGAGCGAAATTTCGCGGAACATAAAAATCGTCAGGGGTTGGGATTTTTTGAGTTGTAGTTTCAAGTATTTCTGACATGGTACCTCCTTTCTGAAATTTAATATTTCACATACGCCATCCAGTCGATATCCTCTGGTTCCTCTTCGTTTTCTAAAAACATATATATGTAATATAATCCATAAACAAGAGCGGAATATCTATCTTTATCTAATTTTTTTATAACTGATTCAACCGTGACTGACGTTTGTGTGGATTTAATTTTTAAATTTGCAACTTCGTCTATTAATAACTGTGTTTGTGCGCAAATAACTTCCATTTCAGAAATAGAGTCGCCTTTAAATTCCTTCGGAATATTATCTCTAATGCTATCAAAAGATTTTACTAATTTTAATTTATTAGACTCAACATAATTGATAAACGTTCTAATTATATCGCCGTTGATTCCTTGTGCTTTTAACACATACAATATCTTTGGAGCATTTTTAGATTTTGATTTATCTTCCGTATTAATTGTACTCCAAGCGCCATACTCTTGATTATTTTCAAAATCAGTTACATCCTCTAATAGTTTTTCTACTAATCCTTGACCTATTGTATTTCCGTCAATTACAACAGCTTTTACGCGAGATTTAGTTAAATCTAAATTTCCACCATACTTATAAAAAACACGCTTTACAATTACTGATTGTTCTTCAAAATTAAGTCCGTTTGGAGGAGTTATTATATTATGAAGTTGTATTTGTCTTATTAATCCATTATCACTTCTTATTATTTTTAATACAACTATACATGTTTTATTATTACTGTCTAAATTACTTCTAGCTACGTCTATTCCCATTATATATTCACAAATATCTAAACTTCCCTTTTTATCTTTCTGACATTCTAAATCTGGGTAATTTAAAATCCTAGCTTTTAATAATTTGCTTATATTTATAAGAGCGGAATCGCTACATCCTATCCACTCGCATAAATAATTTTGTTTAAATCTTATTACATTATTTTTTCTAGATTTATCTATTACTGATTTTTTTTGCCTTGAAAAATATACGGGTATCATCCAATCCGAACCGAATACAAAAGATCCATCTAAATCAATCATACTATGATAAGTCGAAAGTATTTTTTCGTATTCATCAGAATTTTTATATCCAGACGTTGAATATCTATTTATCTGACCGTTTAACTCTTCTGGGTCGGTTTCCGATGTCATTGTTGTTCTTGCCATATTAAAAATTGGTTCTATAGCATCATCATATGTTTCCTTATCTATAAGTGCGCTTTCTTCCAGTCCGCCTCTACGTCTCCTCAAACCTTTACTTGTTTGAGCATTCGCAAGGCTATCTACTACACTTCCATTTACAAATTCTACGGTTCCCGTATCTTTTGAAAATCTTGCGGATTTTATATTATCTGCAAAAGATGGGTAGAATTTCATTATCTCATCGTGCTTATCTTTCCATATTTTTACCGCGCTCTCTTTTGTAGATGCAGTAATTGAAGTAGTTATATTTGGAAAGCAACATGCAGTATGATATTGATTCATTACATGCAGTAATGTTTTACTAATTCCCCTAGGTGCGCAAAAATAGTTTTCTGGAAACCTAGATAATAATCTAAGCATTACTCGTTGATGTAAATCGAATTCAAGGCCACCTTTTTCTGGTTTGTACATATCCCAAAAAATATCTGGCATCCATCTTAAAAATGAACACAACTTAGTAAATTCTACTAGATTTTTAGAAATAATTCCTGCATTAAAGTCAGAAGATTTTAATGGCGTTTCAAACTCCGACTCGTAATAATCATATCTATCATTGTCCGTTTTTTTGTTTTTTGATTCAAAATTTGCATAACTAGCCATCATATTCAGTCCCTTCATATAAAGGTTCTTTATATATATCTTCCATATCTCTAAAAATATTATTTCTCTTTATTTTTTCCTTTTCTATCATATCAGAAGAGTATCCTTTAGATATAAAATATTCTTCGAGCATTTTATCATAGAAATTCCATATTTCCCTATATTTAATTCTTGGTTTTCCCTCAAGCCCTCTTAAATAATTTACTATACACCATATAATCATATCGGCATCATCATATGGTTGTTCTTTAAGATGAGGAAGTATTGATATAATACCAACTTCGGACTCAACCGCTTCGAATAACTGTGGCAATAAATCCACTCCTCCGCTAATGTCTGACTTTGACAATTGAGACACGTTGAGTTTAGCATCTTTTGCGGCGGCAGAAGCCATAGCACCCCAGTCCTTAGCGTCTTTTATATCTCCTCTTGCTGTAGCAAGCTCTTCTTTAACCCTAAATCTAATATAGGTAAGTAATCCTTCTACGTGCAAAGATGTTTTTTCTCCATAATTATCAATTAGTTTAGCCCATTTTTTTTCAAAATAATAATACTCTTCAGTAGTATAACCAGAACCCCATTTATCCGTCATTTCTTCTGTAATTTCTATTTCAGAAGATTGAATTGTTTTTGAGTAGTTTGGTTTTTCGTTATTATCAGTTTTATACGATCCATAATAATCCGAATCTTCCCATATAAGATTGCGATATTGTTTCATTCCTAAATTTTTAATATAGATACCAAAAACATCTCTTCCATCTTCATATGAATTTTCCCATAAATCAGATATAAATGGTTTATTAATTAATTTCAATGTCTTTTTTAATAATTCTATTTGCACTTCTCCATTTGCGTCTGTTATCATGTTTTTTAAACAATCTTTACAGTATGGTATTCTTCCTGTTATCGAATGGATTTCTATATAACTTTTATAGAAATCAGTTTCTTTCTTATGCTTTCCGCAAGCCGCGCACATAAGCTCCTTTATTTCCTTTTTAGATTCATTTGATTTGCTTCTTATTGGCATGTTTTCACATCCTTCTTTATTTTTCTTAGTTTTTCGAAATTATATGGGACTTTATTTTTAAAAACTACAACATTACTATTATCTATATCAAATGTTATACTCGAATGCCCTGAATTAAAATACATCTTAGCAAATGAAAGCATTTCTATAAGTATATTTTTGTTAGGCAAATAATCATTTAGAGAAACAATTCTGATTTGTTTCCATCCATTTCTTTTCAATATAATAGTCCTTCTAATTTCCGATAGATTAAACTCGTCCTCTGTTTTATCTCCAAATAATATACTAAGTCTGTGGCCACTTCCGTCATATTCAATTGCTATTTTATCATCTATCAATGCTATATCTATGGCAAATCCTTTTGTTGATGAGTCTACAAAATTTATCTCTCCGTTAAAAATAGTATTTAAATAATTTTGTTGTTTTGAAGACTGTATTCCATTAAATTTAGACATATTTATAAGTGATTTTTGTTTAACTAATTCGGACTGCATTGGATATTCATATCCATATCTATTTAAACATATTTGTTTTATTTTATGTCTAATTATTTCTCTTTGAAACTGATTTTCCACACCATATCTTAATAAATTCAACTCTTTATTTTTAATACTTTTACAATTACAACAGCAATCTGAATTTATATCTTTCCTTTTTCTATTGGTATAATCGTCATATCTAATATTATATTCGCTTCCACAATAATCACATTTTATGGTGACTAAAACTCTGCTTGTTTTTGGAATATCATTAACATCTACTATAATTTTCGTATCTTTTTTAACACAATATCCGTCTTTTGTTTTATGTTTAGGTATAATATATCCTAAACTTTCATAATATGGTATTTTCTTTCCATTAACCTTTATTTCAACATTTTTGCTTATTAACACTTTCTACCTCTTTCTTCTACCCCTTTACAATTAATAAGATAAGGAAGGCTGTGTGGGTAGATACACAAATCGGCTCATGACTTCCGATTCTGCCTTCCTTACGGTGTTTAGAACACAATAAAACCCACAAGAGAGTAACTTATTATAATAACTCCTGTGGGCTTAATCTATCCTAATTCCTTTGAATTGAGCATTTTAACGACTTTTATATTTTAATAGACTATTTGCGGAGAAGGAGCATTTATAGTCGCATCTCGCTGTAGTTCGGCAATTTTTATCGACATTTCAGTTCCCATCATTGTATAAATTAACTCAATTGCGTCTGACATTGAAATTCCGTTACTTACTAAACAGGAATAAATTCCGGCAATCCCGCTTGCTTTTTCAACTCCAGCCTGAAATGATTCTGATTTCAATAAGTCTTCTCTATCTAAAAGTATTGGACTACTCAAATATAACTTTAAAATTTCGTCTTCGTCAAGTTCCGGTTCATTTATTTGCATATTCTTTTTCATCTAATGTACACTAATCCTTTCACTTGACCTGAATTAATTTTGTTTTATCTTTTATCAAGTTTCCTTCATTATCCTGACAAACATATATAAATCCTTTATGTTGAGGGTTGTGAAGTCTTCCGTCTGAATAGTTTATCTGCTCTATCTTACAGCAACATCCCTGTTCAAAAAGATTAATCATTCCTTTGACGTAATCTCCAAGTTGGTGTGTATGACTCATTACGATTGTATCAAAATCTCTGTCTACGGTAAGAAAATAGTTCATAGCTTTTTCGGCAGTCTGCATTATACCAGATTTAAAAGCTGAAGGATGGCAAAAAATTGTTTTACCTATTTTACACCACCAATTTTCAGTATATTCAACTGTAATATCATCAAATACGTTTACGATTGGCTCATACCATGTCTTAATTTTATTGCGTTTGTCATAATGATAAAAACCGTCTACGCAAATTAAATCAAGTGCCGTTTGTGGCATTAATTCAAGCATATCATTATCTATATTTTTGCTGAGATAATTTTGGAACCGTAATTCATGATTTCCATAGTTTATAATCACCTTTTTGGGTTTAATATAATTTATCAAATCAATTATATATTGGCGACTATCTATCATTTCTTCCATCATGCTAACCCTGTATATTTTTGGAAATTTTGATATAGATTGGCAATCAAGAATATCTCCGTTTAGATTTAGAATATCTACTTTTCCGATAAATTCACAAAATGTTTCTTTTGAAAGTTGAAATGGAACATGGGTATCTGAAATTGATAAAATTCTTGACGCTACTCCATCTCCATATTTTTCTTCTTCTAAAATCTCAAACAAATATTTCATACCATACATTCTTTTGCGAACTTCACTTGAGTTATAGCAATTTCCATCACCAAATATTAATTCGCTCAATTCTTCGAAATCTGCGTCTACATTTCTGTCTATTAATTTTCCTTTTACTATTCTCTCAATATATTTAGATTTAAGTTCGCCATCTAAGCGACTTATTTCACTCATATAAGTTCTCCTTTTATTCTTTTATATTTTCTGCGCAAGTTCCGCCAATCTACTACGGTAGATATTTTCAAGTTTCATACATCCAAATTCTTTTTCATTTTTAAAAACATCTAAAATTCGGTACATTCCAGATTTATTGAGTCCTATTTTAATGTCACGTTGCTCCAAAATATCACCCTCAATAATAACTTTGCATCCTTCTGCCGCTCTTTGTATAATGGTTCTCATTGTGTAATCATCCACATTTTGAGCCTCTGTTACAAACAAGGCGTCATTTTTTGCTATTTCAATTCCTCGAATATCCGATGTAGGTATTAAAATCAATTTTCCTTGAGAAATCAATGTTTCAACTGCAATGACACTTCCAAATTTACTCGTAAGGATTCCGCCGATTGAATTTTGAAGTAGTTTTTGAGTACGATCTCCGCTATAAAATCCTAAGTGTTCATTATTTTTTAATTTTGCCGGATTAAATACTACCACTATTTTATCTATCTTCCCCATGCTGATTTGTTGCATCAAATAAGATAAAGCAATCGTTGTTTTCCCACTACCTGCGCTTCCGTATAGCAAGGTTAGATCATTATTAATCAAAGAATCCATGGCACATAATTGATATAAATCTCTTGGTTTAAAATCATCAAAGTAAATTGATTTAAAAGCTTTATTGGGAACGTTATTTAATTTTCCGTTCGAATATTTGTGTTTGTCAATAATATTACCGTTGAAATCCTTTATAAATAAATACTCGTTTTCATTTAAACTAATATTTACGTCGCCACTTTCATAAAATCGAGCCATTTCTTCTTCGCTCATTTCAATTGACGTATATCCCGTATATATTTCTGTTATTTCATCTTCTTTATATTTAGAACATTCAATGTTTAGAGCCTTAGCTTTTAATAATAAATTTAAATCATCGGTTAAAAAGATGGTATCAAAATCAGATAAACTTAAATCTTTAGCAGTTGCTAAAATAATATTATCTTTTTTAGATTCGTCCATTCCATTAGGAATTTTAAACGATGGCGTTTTGCTTATTACTTCAATTTTCCCAGCTTTTAAATATTTCTCAATCACTTTTATGGCTTGTCTTGCATAATATTTTTTTGATTCATTCTCAGAATTATGTATAATATTATCAAGCTCCTCTAACGTAACCATATGTATACTAACTTGCTTATAATTAGAAAATACATCATCACTATAGCCTATAAGTATATTTGTGTCGATAAAACATTTCTCGCTCATATTTTTCTCCTCTGGTTTTGTCCCGTTATATCGAATGTTTCACTCTTCATAAAGGTAGGAAGATAGCAAACCTCGAACACATTGTAATTACTTGTTTGTAGCCTTTAAAAATAATTATAAGCAATATTATAACGATATCAACTCAGATTTTAGTATTTTTTGATATTTATTTCCAAATAAATCAAAGTCATATTGCTCTTTCATTTTTACTAAAACTTCATCCAAATCTGAGTTATGGTTTTTAAAACATTTTAATACAGATACTTTTTTGGAAACAAAAAGCAGATTCAAAGTTAGCATAGAGTATTTATTAAATCTATTTCCATCCTTTCTAAAACATTGTTTTAATATATTTAATATAGTCACATCATTTATAGTTAGTTTTCTTAATTTATCTATTGCATCTATTTTAACTCTTTTTTCTATGGTCTTCTTTGCTTTGTCATTCAACTCACAAGAACTAAGGCGTAATACATTAATCTTTTTACCACATTTATCTACAATATTGAAAACTAAATCAATATACGCAGTTTGATTAATTCCAACAAGTTCTTTGGATTTTGTAAGTAAGTCTCCAAAATTTTTATGGCTTTCTCCTTTTAGATATTTTGCGTGTTTAAAAACTAAAACGTCCTGCAAAATGTCGAGAGGTGTGTTAAACTTTTCATAAACTCTATACTCATCACAATCTGAAATCATTGAGAAAAACTCAGGAACTACCATCTTCCGAACAGAAGTCATTCTTTTATCAAATCCATCCACATATCTCAAACAAGGCAATTGTCGGATTTTAGTAAGTTCTTTTGACATATTTACATTGTCGAAAACTTTTTTACTTTTATCAATCTCAATCTGGCTAAGACTTGATAAACGACTACTTGCTTGATACAACATATCAATTATTTCAAAAGATTCATTTCGAAGTATGGCATCATTCATATATGAATTGATTATTTGAGAAAGGTTAATAATTTTCCCGATATAATTATTACTCAATAAACTATCCAACTTTTGGATTTCCGACATATTATATTTTCTTAACTTTGAAACGCCCTGCGCCTGATTGATAGGTGTGGGAAAATGCTCTTCGCAATATTTAGCTTTTTCAACCAAAATAGGGTGT